ATTCAAGATTCTACCATGAATTTGAAGGAGTCCATGTAGATATATGGTATGATAAATTATCACATAGAATAGGCCAACATGTTTGGAGAGAAAATACTGTTTATAAACTGCTCAAAGATCAAAAGAAAGATACAAAATTTAAGAAGTCAAATGTAGAGGTTGTTGTTGAAGATGTCGTCTTATATAAAGATAAAAACATGACAGATGCTAATTTAGTTTATGCAAAAGAATTAAAGGTTGGAGATATGTTCCTTTACGATAATCAGATATTGTCTCTACATGAAGATGAAGCAGGCTTGAAGACGGCGCCCAATGCCAGAAGTAAATAGAAAACAAGCAGTTTTTGGCCAGTTCGGTCAACAGCAAATACTTAAAGATAAAGAGTTTAAGAAAAGATTAGACTCTTTACACACTACCCCAGGCACACCTGTCCAGGAATTTGAAGGAGTCCATGTAGATATATGGTATGACAACCTATCACATCTAACTGGACAACATGTTTGGATAGATAATAAAGTCTATAGTCTATTAAAAGATCAAGACGAAAACACAAACTTTGATTTAGAAAATGCAAAGCTAATTGTGGAAAATGTTTTGTTATATGAAGACAGAAACATGACAGATGCTAAGTTAGAGTATGCAAAAGAATTAAAAGTAGGTGATTTATTTCTTTACAATAATAGTTTATTCTCTTTACCATTAGAGTTTGAAGGCAGACCAGATGTTAAAAAGGTTTATGTAGTAGAAGAACTTAATAATTTATGGCTCCGTCCAGCGATGGAGATAGTTGGCACAGATAATTTTCCAGATAATGGTTTTGTTATTGCAGCATCATGCCACGAAAGATTTTATACAGCAGCAATAGATCTTGCAGAGTCTATTAAACTCTTCTGGCCAGAGGCACACATAACTATTTTTGTATCACACAAAGAATGGATTAAAGAAGAACACTATCAACATGCAGATTGGATAGAGTCTTGGGGAGTACCTAATCATATTAGAGCTAAACTTTGGGCTTTATCATGTACACCATATAGAGGAAAGACTTGTTATTTAGATGCCGATATGGTTTGTGAACACGAAGATATAGAAAATGTATTTGATCAACTACCAGATGATTTAGATTTACTGTTTACAAAAATAAGACCATACAACGCAAAACTAACTAAGTTATCTAACACAGAAGAAATGACAGCCCATTGTGGAATGTTTATATACAGAAACAATCCGCAGACAATTAAATTAATGGACTCTTGGTATGGCCATTACTTATGGCAACAAGATCAAAGGAATGATATAGGATCTTATCCTATTGAGGCTAGGAAGTGGGACACCTTTACAATGTGGAACCTATTAACGTATAGTGATCACGGTGTTAAATGGGAAGAAGACCTACATGTCAAATGGAATTTTGTAAACGGCCATCACCCAGACGAATTGGAAGGTGAAGAGATAGTTTTATATCATTACACTATTCCTGAACATGAGTTATATTTAAAATATAAATGATTTTTACTAAGGTATCAGATGAATTATTAGAAATGTTGGAGCCATATTCAGATTGGTTTTTCCAACAAGACTTATCTCCTTTAGAAGAATTGGCAACAAAGAATCCAAAAAACGATCCTTTGCATCAAATCGGCTGGGCCACTTCTCAAGAATATTTAAACGATATTGTAGCTAAAGATGGAGCACATGAAGGGTATCCAGAAATTTCTTATAGTTATGATTTACAAGCAAGAGAACACTCAAAACATTTTCAGGACAAATACCAAACCTTTTCTACAAACCTATGTAGTTTCTTAGGGGCTAGAAATGAGGCAGTCCATGTGTTTTATCCTAAACAAGGTTTCATGAGTTGGCACAATAATTGGAACGCTCATGGTTACAACATATTATTATCTTATTCAGAACATGGAAGGGGTTGGTTTAAATATAGAGATCCCAAAACACATGAAGTTATCCATATGCCAGACCCAGGTGGTTGGTCTTGCAAGGTAGGATACTATGGCAGAGGTAGAGAACCCGATAAAGTTTACTATCATTGCGCAGGAACTGAAGAACCCAGGCTTACTTTAGGGTATGTCATACCCCATTTAGGACTCTGGCAGTCCATGATCTCCGATATATCTGGCGAATCCGCCGAACACTTCTCCTAAGTCCTTGATCTTACAAAAAGAGTGATCGTTCAAGCGAGAAATCGCTTGATTTATGGTTCTAGAAATCGTATAATAGTAGTATAAACAATAAGAAGTGAGGACTTTAAATGAAATACACAGACTATATAGCACAAGAGATTAAACAAATCCTTGTGGCTTGTACCAAACAAGCACAATTAGCACACAGCTTTTACAGAACACCAGACGGACCAATCCTAAAGGATGTAGGTAAAGTCAATTTTGGTGAATCAAACTACGCTGTAGGACCATTAACAAAGACAATATATGTTTCAGATACTTTTGGAAACAGATACAAAGTGTCAGTAGAAGATTTAAAGAATGTTAAAGGCTTTGGCTGGATAACACACAAAGAAGCAGACAAGTATGATCTTGTTTATGATAGAGAAGAAGGTAGATATAATGTTAAATAACAAGGCAATCATCGTTGATGTAGACGGAACAATTGCACACAGGGTGGGAGACAATCCTAGAGACCCTTACGATATGACTAGAGTAGTAGAAGACGAATACGATCCAATCATTGGAGGTATTACTCAAATTTATAGAGAAGCAGGATTTGATATTATTGTTGTTTCAGCTAGGACTGAAGAAGCAAGAGAAGGAACTGTTGAATTTTTACATAACAATAACTTTAAATATGATGCCTTGTTTATGAGGAAAAACAAAGATAACAGACAGGACGCTATAGTTAAAACAGAAATATTTCAAAATGATATTGAATTCAGATGGGACGTTGAATTTGTTTTAGATGACAGAGATCAAACTGTAGAGGCATGGAGAGCTTTAGGATTAAAAACGTTGCAAGTAGCAACAGGAGACTTTTAAATGACACAAAGAAGAATGACATACGACGGATTAGCACAAGCAATAGCTGATGAAGTCAATGAGGACATTAGATTTAGTAACAACTTATCTGATGGTGATACTTACAATGATCAAATCATAGAACAAATGGTAATGGATAAAGCTAGTGAGGAAACTCCTGATTATCTAGATCATTATGATGTAGCTTCTAAAGCTTTAGAAATGATTGATTACGACGCGGTGGTATCATAATATGTGTAAAATAAGAAATAATAAACCTTTAGTAGGAGCTTTATCAAGCGTTGGATTTGAAATAGCCTTAGAGAATGGCAAATCGATAAGAGAGGAGAATCCTATCTTTGTAAATAAAGCTGGTGATTTTTTTAAAATAGAAAAAATAACACCTTCTAAACCTAAGAAACAGAAATATCACAATCTATCTGTTTCTGAATATGGAAAAGTTAAAACTATAAAAGCACATAAAATAATGATGCATACTTTTGTTGGAACTCCTAATGAATGGCTACAAAACAAGACACCTGAAGGTGTGCCTGAGAAGGAGTGGAAAAACGCATCTAAAGAAATGAAAAAGAGTATTTTAAAATTGTTAGCTCAAAATGCTATTGACATAGATCATATAAATCCAGTATCTAATGACAGTAGTGATAAAGCTTATAGGTTAGACAACTTACAATACATGTTATCTTCGAAGAATAATAAGAAAGGTGGTAACTAACTACTTAGTACCGATAGCCATAAACCTATCGTAATAAACCTTTCCATTCCAATCATAATAAAACTGTTTGACTTTACCCGTGTAGGTCGTATCTTTTAGGCCTACATTTTCAATCAATTTCTTTTCACTATCCACACAATTAATTCCATACATCTCTTCTATAACGTTAGAAGATTGGCAAGCAAATATTGCATGTTTGTTTGCTGTCCTCAGATCGTTTAGTGGATACATCTGTTCAGCACCCATAGTAATTACTATATCTACTTTCAGTTGATTTAACTCATCAAAAGCGAAAGGAATATCTAAGTTCCAATGATTTATTTTGATGTATTCTTCTGCGATATAATGCTTATTAAACACCTTAGAGAGCTCTAAAGCTTCTTTATCTATGTCAACTAGGTGCAATTCTCCCACGGACAAGTTCTCACATAGTAACGGAACTAAAGGCACTCCTAACCAGCTGTTTAATACAAGAATATTAAATTGCTCGTCTTTTAAATAGTTATCTAAACTCTTCTTAAGCTCTTCAACTAACCAAATAGCTCCTTCCATAGTATTAGGACTAAGAGCTTGCCTAAAGTCGTCGTGCTTGTGTTTCATTTCGTGCTCAACTTTGGCGAGACCTTCTCCCCAATATTGCATACTGTTTAAAAAATTAAAATTTAACATCTTCTTTCCTTCCCATTGAATCAAATAAACAGACGTATGGTATTTGCCTGTAAACTTGTGTTTCTACATCATGAGGAAATATGTACCCATGATTGTAACTATAAAACCATCCTATAGGAAAGTATTTAATTCTTGCCACGCCTTTGTGGCTAAAGAAATTATCTATTCCCCGATAGTACCATAAGATTTTATCTATATGTGTTTTAAAATAAAGAGTTATATTCTCTTTATCTAAGTTATCATTCCATCTTAATATACTAGAATTAAGTTCTGTATATCTATGTGGAATGTGTTCTGTTTCTATCTTCATTGTATCTAAATCGTGCCAATGTGTTTGGCCAAAGCATAAACAATCCTCTGGATCAAAGTTGACAAGATCATCTATATTCTTTTGGATAATAATATCTAAGTCAAAGAATAAATTATCTCCTTTCTTCCTCACGACATTATCATCAAACAAGTACATCTTATTCCACCACTTTTCTAACTTGTTATTTTTTGGTAGCGGTATAACAGTAATTCCTTTATCAAGTCCTTTAGGACTTTCTGTTAAGCAATGGAACGTAAATTTATAACTTAAATGTTCTTTACACGATTCCAATATTTTATTGACATGGTGTGAAGAGTATTTCGTACCCCATTTAACAGTATAGATATTTAAATGTTCTATGTGCATATATTTATTGCCAATGCTTCAGTAAGTTAGGATCAACTAACTCATTCTGTTTAACTTTTCCTCTGTCAGGTGTAGGTTGTGGTAGTAGGTCTATATTAAAGACACAAAGGATAGGCGTTTCCCTATAAATTTTTGTTTCTAAATCGTCATCGTCCCAACTACGGCCTCGGTTATACGAGTAAGCATAGTCTGCTGGGAAGTGATCCCATAATTTTTTACCCCAATCACCCCACCGCCAGGAATGATAATTGTCTGTTCCGTCTGTAAATGTAAACCAAATCTTTTCTTGGTTTTCTAATACATCATGCCATATACATTCTGCTTGATCGTCGCTCCACACTTGGCAACTGCCATTAGTGTATGCTCCATGTGATAGTTTAAATTTTCTAGTCTTCATTGGGCGGGGATCTTGCCACCAAGACCTTAGCTTGGTAGGCCTTTCCATATTGTAAGTAATCAAAGGCTCTATATCATTCTGTATTATAACATCTAAATCGAAGAATATAAAACGCCCTGTAGGTTTGTCCTCAGCAAAGTTATGAGTATTGAATACCATTGTCTTAGGCCTGTCCCAACATCTAGCCATGCCATACTTAAAGTCGTCTTTCTGAAACCAATACTTGGGGTGTATGTTTGGAATGTCTGGAAAAGGAATTACCTTTATATCATCATCAAATCCTTCGGCATCATCTGTATAACAATAGAAATGGAAATCGTGTTTAGGATCTGTATTCCTTCTTGCCATATTTTTTAATCTGTTTACAAAATGAGGACCATATTTTGTACCCCATTTTGAACATACAATATTAACTCTCATTTTTCTCTCCACAGTGGGGGCAATATAATTTTTTAGGAACCCACTCATCCATAACTGCTATACTCCAAAACCCATTACAAGCGTTACAAGTAAAATGCCAGATGATTTCTTTACTAACTTTCATTGGCAGCCCTTGCTATTACATAGTCAGTAGCATATTGTATTCCTTCATCTGCCAAAGCAGACACTACTTCCATGCACTTAACATCAAATTGTTTTATGTCGATGTGTATTATTAGTGTTGAAAAATCTGAGTTTTTAACTATCTTAATATATTGGTTATCACTAAATATTCCTTCTATCACAGTTCCATTTTTTACTTTTAACATATTCCTTCCTGTTCATTCCATATTACTGTTGGATTCAATTTTAATAAATTATTAAAGTACCCTTTATAAAAATCATTAGTAAATATAGTTTCTAAATTATTATTATTAATATTATTCTTATCCCAATCATATAACAAATCTGTTTTATGTTCGGGAGAGGCGTGTGCTGTTGCAACGTTTAACGCTACATGTTTACACGGGAAAACATTTCCTTTAGCATCTAAGTAAAATTGGTTTTTAACTTTACCTTCGCATTCAACGTGTGGACTAAAAACTATTTTTCTTTCTTTATATATGTCGTCCTGTTGAACTGTTTTTAGTGTGTGAAAATCTATAAGACTATAGTCAGGCATTTCTTTTTTAATCTTCTTCTTCTTAGTTTTAACTTCTTCTTTCATTTCATTTTTATATATGAAGCCAGTGAAGTTATATTTTTTAGATAGGACTTTAGCTTTCTTTAAATCATCTACTTGAGATAGATGTGTTTGAGTATAGTGCCAAAATACTCTACAGCCTTGCTTTATTAATTGATCAGCCCTCTTTATAACATTTTCGTCTGGGTTTGCTGTGTTTATATGAATGGTTATGTTGCCTATATTTTTAGATCCTTCATCAAACTTATCGTTCCATTGTGAAACAAAATTATTATAGAACAATACGCCTAAATTATTCCACCATATAAGATCATTTTCTTTTGCTTCTGTTTCTAAATCTATAGCTATGCCCCAGTCAGCCATTAAGTATTGACATATTTCAATTAATTCTGGGTTGGTGGTGGGTTCACCTATAAGTTTAATCCTTTTAAATTTAGATCTTGTTATAAAGTCAAAGTCAAAGTTTTGTTCTATTAATCTTCTAGTTAAGTGAGTGGTACCATTACTTAATTCCACTTCAACCCTTTCAGGCAAGTAAGGATATAGATCTGTTTCTCTATTGTAACTTAATTCTAATTGTTCTGGTGTAAAATCTTCATACCAATAAGGCAATACTACAATATCTCCTAATGTTTTTTCAGGATAATTGTGGTTAGTATTTTGTATAAAAGAGAAGTCAGGAACTTCATTACTATAAAAGGCATCAGTAAACGAATGGTTTTGAAATGTCATATCGTCTTCCATGTCATCCCATTTTGTTAATATTTTTTCTACTTGTTCATTACGATTACAGACATAACAGAAGTTACCATCTTCTAATATTAATTTATCTATACCTTTAGTCTTATAGTTAAAGAATTCTTTAGGGTTGTTCAGTATAACATTGGGTGTTACAAATAAGGATACATCTCCTGGTTGTGTGTGTTGCATTATGTCTATCTCTAACCAGTCTTTTCCATACTTAGGAACATGAAAAGTTATGCCTTGTATATAACCATCTTTCTTTTTAGTGGTTTCTAACAATTTCATTTCATCATCGTTGGTAAAGACAATGAAGTCAAAGGGATCTACAATAAGTTTCTTCGCTTGTGTATAAAAAGCGTTTATATGTCGTTGACTATAATTGCTGTCTAGCTGATTAGCTATTAGTGTTACCATGCCAAAGTCTCAAAAGTTTATCATCTTGTAATTCATCTATTTTAATCTGTCCCTTTGCTATCGGATGCGGGGTTAAATCCGTATTAAATAAACAAAGTTTACAGCTTTCTCTATATTTATGTCGTTCTAAATCGTCGGGAAAAC